CTGGATTCCGGTCTGGGGCGACGATACCCTCCATGGCACCTTCCCCAAGGGCAAGATGACTGGCCTCCAGCATCGTGACATGGGTGAGTGGCCGGTGCAGGACGCGTCTGGCAACACCTATCAGGCCTATCGCGATCACTTCAAGTGGGAAATCGGCCTCGTTCTTCGCGACTGGCGCTATGTCGCCCGCATCGCGAATATCGACGTCACCCAGCTGACTGGTGTCTCGGCGGCGAACCTGATCAACCTTCTGGTCCGCGCCCTGTATCGCCTGCCTACGGCTCCCTCTGGTGCCACGGCGATCCAGTCCTCCGACACCCCGGCGGTTCGCGCCAACATGGGTCGGACGGTGATCTACTGCAACCGCGTGGTTCGCACCTACCTCGACCTCCAAGCTATGAATAAAACTAATGTTCTGCTTAGATTGGAGGAGTGGGATGGCAAGGTCATCACCACCTTCCGCGGCATTCCGGTTCGTACGTGCGACGCAATCCTCAGCAACGAAGCTCAGGTCGTCTAAGGAGCCCTAGCTATGATTCTTGACAATCTCCTCACTTTCACCGGCACGTCGAATGGCGCATCCGGCGGTATCACCTCCGGTGCCCAGACCGACGCTCCTACGACTGGCACTCAGGCTGCGTCGAACATCATCGACCTCGGCGTTTCGGGTCTGCCCTCGTCTGCGAATGGCGGCGGCGCCCGTGACCTCGGCGTCGGTGATGATCCGTCGCTTAAGTTCTCGGCGATGGTAATCGCTGCTTTCACCGCCGGCACCAGCCTCCAGCTTCAGTTGCAGGGTGCGCCCGACAACGGTTCCGGTGCTCCGGGTTCTTACACCACGATGTGGACGTCGGCAGCAATTGCTGAGGCTTCGCTGGTGGCTGGTGCCCAGCTTGCCAACATCGACGTTCCCCGCGTCGTATTTGGACAGGCTCTGCCGCGTTTCCTCAAGCTGAACTTCATCTCAGTCGGCACCCACTCCACAGGCACGATCGAATGCAACATCGTCCTTGATCGCGATGACCAGATCATGGGTGCTGGCGGTGCCTACTCTGGCTATCCCGCTGGCCTCACTGTCGCTAACTAAAAGGAACCCTGCCATGGCACGTTGGAAGCTAATGACTCCCCACTATCTCAACGTCGAAGGCGAGACGTGGGAATACACTGAGAATGACCGGCAGACTGGGCGCCCGAAGCGGGTTCAGTTCCCGGTCCCGCGCCTCCTTGATATCCGCGACCCGAGTTGCTGGACCAATCGCTGGGGCAACAAGGACAACGAAGATGGCGAAATCATTGTCTGTCATGCAGGCAAGGGCGATGCCAAGGACATTGTCTTCATTGGCGATCCGACGCCGGACATGCTGCCGGTCGATGACGAGGCCAAGGAAATCTCCGCGACCTTCGAGAATAAGTGGCGGGCGAAGCCTGAAAATATGGCCGGTGACTACTCTCAGTCACTGATCGACAAGTTCCAGGCCGATATGGACGAACTTCGTTCGAAGCCCGCCGAAGTACCTGGCCTTGCGGACCTTGTCACGGTAATCGGCAAGCTTGTCGAGTCCAACCAGAAGATTGAACGGAGAGCGTAAGATGGGACTTATCTCCACCGGCCCCGGATCGCCATTGGCCTTTGCGTCGGCCAGTGGAGGTAAGGTCTACGCTTACAACAACATCAGTGAAGCTGGGGCGATTGACGTTGCCCCAGCTAACCAATTCCGCATTAAACTTATGTTCCACAATCCCGGAGCTAGCGATATCTTCGTAGCCCCGAAGACTGTGCAGAACACAGGCTCCAGTGTCAATTTGACCCCATCCAACGCAGCCCTTGGCGGATGCTTTCGAGTCTATGGCAATGGCGGAACTATCGTGATCGAGGGTGAGTGTCAAGGCGCTTTCCAAGCATTTGCTGTGACTGGGGCCGGTTCGACAAACCCGCTGACTGTGATGGACACCAATGTTTAACATTCTCCCCATCCTCTTCGGCTTGCTGGTTTCTCCGGCAAATGCTCAGAACGTCACCTGTGCCACGCGGCCGAATGGCGATGCTTCAAATGCCTGCGCCAGCACAGCATTTGTTGCGAACCCAGCAAACGCTAAATTCCCAACTTTTGCTTGCCCTGCTTCACAATGGGTGTCATCTGGTGTTGCTGGCGCTCCGGTCTGTTCTCAGCCAGCAGCCAGCAACATTTCGTACAACAATGGGGCTACTGGCGCAGGGACAATCTCTGCGCAAACGGTTTTTGCTCGGACGGTCTCTATTGACGATTTCGCCGCTGCGCATGACGGCACGACGAACGACGCTACGCCTTTAAACAACGCGATGACTGCGCTTGGCGCGCAGGGCGGCGTTGTCAATCTCTCGTGCGCCTACAACTATTACATCGGCTCGAATATCACTATCCCGGCCAACGTCACCGTCCGGCATTGCCGTGGCGCGGGTTGGTTCGGAAATCCCGGTATCGACTGGACGACGGGGCCGATCGGAAGCCAGCCGCATATCCGCTTGTCGTCTTCTGTCTCAATCACGCTTTCGAGCAACAGCGGGTTTGAGGGCGTCATCCTTCGGTCTGGAGCGACATTCCCGACCAGCAATGCATCGGCCTATGCGGGAACGGCAATCAAGCTCCCGGTCGGCAGCGCCAACGACACGAAGATCAACGCCCTGATCGTCGGCTTTGCTGTCTGCGTCGATGGCACGACCGGCGGCGATCGGTACGACTGGAACATCGAGTGCGACGGCAACCCCGGAGCCACGTCAGGCGCGGTCATCATCGGCCCGAGCTACGATTCTTCACGGGCGAAAATCCGCACCTACCCTTGGGGGACGGCTGCGGGCGCAACTCCGACGAATACTCGCACCGGCTACGGCATCCAAATTCTTTCGGGGGCGCAGGACGACAGCCGCCTTGACCTGTTTGACTACGGCCACGCCAAGGGCATCGTCACTGCCGCGAACGGGAACGTCCACTATCGCCATGTCTGGGCCGACAACAACTCGTCCTACGGCGTCCATATTTTCGGAAACGACAAGTCGAGCTTCGACTTCATTTCAAGCACGACTTCCGCTGGTATCCGTGTTGAGAACTCTGCCGCCATCAACATCGGCTATTACCTGTGCGACACAGGTTCTGTCGCATCCGCCGAATGTCTGGAGGTCGCAGACGGTATTTCGGCCGTCGTGAACATCGGGTTCTTCGACGTTAAGAAGGCAACGCTCTACGCGATCAACCTTGGTGGCACCGCCTCCCGCGTGAACATCGCGGCGGGCAATCTGACCAACATCAACGGCGGGGTCGGCCCCTACATCGTCGGACCTGCAAACTGGACCGCAGATCAGGTCATCCTAGGTCCGTCTGTTGTGACGGACCTTGCGAATGGTTCGTCCTTGAAGGGCGGAAACCCGGTCCAGTTCAACCAGCTTGCAAGCGCATCGCCGTTGACGCTTCCTGTCTTTGGCACGGATTTCTACGTCACTGGTACAACCAGCTTCTCCAACATCACGGGTGCTTGGGGCGGTCGCAGGGTTCGGCTCATCTTCGACAACGCGCTGACGGTGTCGAATAGCTCCACGATCCTTCTGGCGAACGCGCGCAGCTTTGTGACTTCGCAGGGTTCGGTGCTTGAAATCGAATATGACCACGCTGCTGGTGCGTGGCGCGAAATCAGCCGCTCGCCCCTTGTGTCTGCCGATGTAGGTTCGCCTGCGCCAGCAACGAAGACGGCGAACTACACCGCTGACAGCGCCGGGGCTAAGGATGCGTCGATCATCTTCAACGGTTCGGGAAGCCTGACCCTCACGCTTCCCACGGCCTCTGCAAATACGGGCCGCGTGATCCGCGTCAAGACCATCGCCGCATTCACGGTCATTTCCGCATCCTCCAACGTCGTACCGCTTGCTGGTGGCGCGGCGTCAACCGCGATCCTTGCCGCAACTGCTGGCAAATGGGCCGATCTGCAAAGCGATGGGACCAACTGGATCATAATGGCGAGTAATTGATAAAGAGCAGGTCCGGCGTAAGATGGCGGACGATCCCAACAATCGCTGGGATCATACCCGTGCAATAGGAGGTCCTAAATGAAACAGGGTTCTGGCAATTCCTCGCGAGGCGATACCAAGGTCGAACCTCGCAGTCATGGCGTCAACGTAGGCTATGTCTCCGGCATCGGCCTCCAACAAGTCCAGTCGAATCCCCCGGCCATGTATTCCGGCCGCGGATATGAGGCCCCCAAGGCCACAACCACAATCCACAAATCCGGTTCACAGCGAGGTTAACATGAGCAAACTCGGCACACATGATGGCGGCAAGCCCGAGAAGAAGGACCTGCCCTATGATCCGCCGAAAGGTCCGACGACTCAGACGCGTCAAGGCCCGGGACTTGGCGGCACTAATCATGGAACTTCGGGAACACAAGGAAAGCGATAATGGTTGAGAAGCTTGAAGACTGGCAGCAGCGTGTTGTTGATGAGCAGAGCGAACTTTTTGATCGGCTGGAAAAGCTCGTTGAGTTTACCCAGACTGATCAGTTTAAGAAGTTACCTGCTGATAAACAGGATCAGCTTGTACAGCAGGCTAGTTGCATGAACGCTTATAATGATATCCTAACTGCTCGGATCGAGGCGTTCTAATGACCACTCCCACCGATATCGCCAATCGAGCATTGCAAGTCATCGGCACTCGGACCACGGTCACGGATGCTGAGCTTGCAAACAATTCCACGAACGAAGCGATTCAGATCAACCTTGTCTACGATGTAATTCGCAGGCGATTGATCCGCATGGCCCCGTGGAACTGTGTGCTGAAAACGGCGAATCTGGTGTACATCACGTCTCTCCCCGGGACGTTGGAAAACTCATCACAGGTTTCGGTAGGACAGACTTGGGCCCCTGGCCTACCGTCACCCCCTTGGAGTTATGAGTATCAATACCCGGTTGACTGCGTTTATGCCGCGTGGATTCCACCGATTGCGCAGATCGGCTTTGGGGTTGGCATCCCCGCAGGCCCTCCGGTTAGGTTCACTGTTCAAACCGACACTTTTCGGCCGGTAACCGCAGCTGTTGTGGTCAATGGAGGCACTGGATACGCGGTTGGTGATATCATTACCCTTCCCGGAATCCAACAGGGCTCTGCACCAATCGGCGCCCCGGCACAACTTCAAGTTGCGACCGTCAGCGGCTCGGCGATTGCCACGGTTTCTGTGGTAAATCAGATCGCCGGATCAGCTTCGCCTAAAGGCGGCAGCTACTTTTCCCCGCAGAACAATCCACAAGCTCAGGCCTCGACTGATGGCTCTGGTTCTGGCGCGACATTCAACCTCACCTATGGCCCTGCCAGTCCGCAGCGGGTGATCCTCACTGACCAAAGCCAAGCCACTCTTGTCTACTGCCGAGACGTCACCGATATCAACGTCATGGATGACACCTTCCAAGAAGCCCTTGCGGCAGTACTTGGATCGGCAATCTGCATCCCACTTGCTGGCGATAAGACCCTCGCCAAGATGGCAATTGAACTCGCCAATCAAAAGATCATGGAAGCTCGTGAAGGTGACGGCAACGAAGGCCTGACCATCAACGACGTCACTCCTGATTGGATTCGTACTCGGGGCTCCGCTATGTTCGACGTCTATACCCAGAATGGTTGGTCATTTGATTGGGGCGCGACTTGGCCCATGTTACCTGCTTAAGGAAAATCTAAATGCCGCATCTTGTTGCACAGGCCAGCTTCAATTCCGGTGAATGGTCGCCAAATCTCTTTGCTCGTGTGGACCTTGCTAAGTACAAAGCTGGCGCGGCGCTACTCGAGAATTTCTTTGTCGACTATCGCGGTGGAGCCAGCACCCGAGTTGGCACCAAGTACATTCTTCAAGCATATAAATCCGCGACTCAAGTTCGACTTATCTCCTTCCAAGCCAGCTTCACAGTCGGCTATGTTCTGGAATTTGGCGATGGATATATCCGCTTCTACTATCGCGGATCACCAATCGTCGAAACTGGCGTCGCTATAACCGCAGCGACCAAAGCCAATCCCTGTGTCTTAACCATCCCCGGCCACACTTATTCCGTTGGCGATTGGATTTATGTCCAGAACGTCGGGGGCATGACTCAGCTTAATGGCAAGTATTTTAAAGTCGCGGCGGTGGTTGGTAACAACGTAACCATTGCCAATCTCAATGGCGTGAATATCGACTCGACTGGATACACGACTTATACCTCTGGCGGCACTGCCAGCCGAGTCTACACCATCGCTAGCCCTTATGTAAGCTCCGATGATCTGCGTCTGATTAAATTCGCACAGTCAGTAAATCAGATGGTCCTCTGCCATCCGAATCATTCGCCTTATGTGCTGACCCTTATCTCCGCGACGAACTGGACGCTGGTCCCGATTGTAATTGGCGCAACTATCTCCCCGCCCGGAACACCGACCCTCGCAGGATCATTCGTCTACTACCCCGCAGCAACCCCAACGAACTATTCCTACGGTGTAACCTCGATCGGCACCAATGGCCAAGAATCATCTATGTCATCGCCAGCGGCGTTGTATACCTTCGACATGCGCACGCTTACTGGGACTATAAAGGTGACGTGGACTGCGGTGCAGGGTGCGGTGGCGTATAATGTTTACAAGACCCAAGTATCGTATTTTGGTGCCTTGCCAATCGGGCTGCAATACGGCTTCGTCGGAACATGTAAGGACGTCAACTTTATCGATTCCAACATCGCGGCAGATTTCACTCAAACCCCGCCGATATCTAAGAATCCATTCGTTGGTTCTGGCATTGACCATGTCACCGTGACAACCCCCGGAACCTATACCACCGTCCCGACGGTTTCCTTCGGCGGATCGCCAACGATCGCTGCGACTGCCATTGCGGTCTTACAAGTTCAGGGTACACCAACAATCTCGGCTGGTGGCGCTGGCTTTGCAATCGGCGATACAGTCAACTTTGGCAGCAGCCTTGTTATGTTGGTAACCAACGTGGCTGCTGGCGCTATTACTGCATGGACTGTACAATCCGCTGGGTATATCTCATCAGGCTCCGTCCCTACCAACCCATTTAACCAAATCTCAACCTCCGGCAGCGGCACTGGCGCACAAATCTCTGCGACTTGGGGTGTGGGTCAGGTGGTTGTGACTGGCGCAGGCGCTGGCTTTGGGTCGGCTCCTAGCGTGATCTTTTCCTCTGGCGCTGCTGCTGCGACTGCATACCTTGGCGCGACGTCAAATGGCGTTCCCACTGTCCCGGGATTTGTCCAGCAACGTCTGTTTCTCGGCGGGCTCCTTGGCGCGCCACAGACTTTCTACCTTTCTCGCCCAGGATCGTACTTCAACTTCGATATCTCCCAGCCCACCCGTGCGGATGACTCAATCTCGGCGACGCTTGTCTCAGGAACCTTGAACAATATCAAATCGGTCGTTCCATCTAACTCAGGTATGCTTGTCCTTACCGACAAAGCCTCTTGGGTTGTCAATGGCGGCACGGCTGGTGCTGCCTTGACCCCGTCTTCGATTGTGGCCAATCCCCAGTCCTTTGTCGGAGCCAGTGATGTTCCGCCAATCGTTGCCAACTATGACGTACTTTATGTTCAGTCCAAGGGCTCTGCGATCCGCGACCTTGCTTTTAACATCTACTTCAACACCTTCACCGGGACCGATATCTCGACCATCGCCAGTCACCTATTCTACAGCTACACCATCGACGAATGGTGCTGGGCGGAACAGCCTTTCTATAACGTCAACGCGATTCGCAACGATGGAGCTTTGCTTATCCTGACCTTCCTTAAAGAGCAGGAATTCGTCGGCTGGTCGCATTACGTCACTAACGGTGCGTTCAATTCAACCACCTCAGTCACCGAACCAACCGACCACGCCGGAACCATCGACGCAGTTTACGTTGTGGTCGAACGAACCATCAATGGCAATACCGTCCAGTACATCGAGCGATTTGCCGAGCGCGCCTTCCCTCAAGGTGTAGAAGACGCTTGGTGTGTGGACGCTGGGCTTGGTTATGAAGGCTCGCCAGCGACCAATTTCACCGGGGCTGATCATCTAGCCGGGATGACTGTGACGGGTCTTGCGGATGGTTCTGTGATCACACCATTTGTAATGCCTGCGAATGGCGAGTTCACCTTGGCTGCGCCTGCGTCTAAGGTCACTGTCGGTCTTGGCTACACCTGCAAACTCCAGACCTTGGCAATCGACACTGGTGATGGAGCAATCCAAGGCAAACTCAAGAAGCTTGTCTCCATTGATATGAAGGTGAAGGACGCACTCAATCTCTGGGCTGGGTCTAGCTTCAATCGATTGGTCCGAATCAAAGACCTTGTCATCGGCAATGTCTCGTCGATGCTTACTGGTCAGGACAACCAACTTGTCACCGGGCTGGTTACTGGCGATGCTAAGATTACCCTCGATCCGACCTACACCGTCCCCGGCCAAGTCTGCATTCAACAGTCCGACCCGATTCCCGCGACAGTTCTGGGCCTGTTCACTACCATCGAACTCGAAGGTGGCCGATGAATGGCGAGGTCTATCAAATCTCCCTTGACCAGCTTAAGGGATTGACTTTACAACCAGAAGTGGTGTATGCTGGTAGAATATCCAGTCATATATTGGCTGGATTCTATCAATCTGAGTTGCTCTGTATTATAGGTTTCATCCCCCGATCGTTCCTCTCGGATGAAGCCTATATCTGGATGCAAACAATGCCTGCCGCGAAGAATCACAAGCTCATGGTTGCTCGCCACGCCAAGCGCGTAGTCGCAAGGGCACTTGAGCTTTACCCAAAGATCATCGGGCACTGTTTTGCTGCCGATTCCGCACGATGGTTGAGGTCACTTGGCGCAACTATCTCTGGCGACACTTTTGAAATTCGGAGGGCCTGATGGCCGATCCAATCACCCTTGGTACAATCGGCATGGCGGCTTCTGGTGCGTCCGGGGCCGCTGGTATTTTTGGTTCGCTCTTTGGTGGATCGGCCAAGGCCGATGCTTATAAATATCAATCCTCAATGGCATGGCAGAATGCTGCGATCGCCAAGCAGAACCAAAAGTATGCTTTGGACATTGGCGAACAGCAAGCTGAAAAGGCTGGCATTGCTGGAGCGGCACAGGCCGGGCAGATCAAAGCTGCTCAGGGGGCTTCTGGCGTTGATGTGAACTCTGGCTCTGCCAAACAAGTCCAGGATAGTCAGCATCTTGTCTCGCAGATGGATATGGCAACTATCCGCGAGAAGGCCGCAAAGACTGCATATGACTTCTCAGTACAGGCGACGAACTACGAGAACCAAGCCAAGGGCTATTCTAAAGCCGCCAGCAATGCCCGAACCGAAGGCATTCTTGGCGCGGTGTCTTCGTTCATCGGCACGGTTGGCTCAGTTTCTAGCAAATGGATTCAAGGCAACCAGCTTGGTATGTGGGGCAAGGGCGGTAGCAACCTGTCCAATCCCGGTCCCGATCCTTTGACTGAGTGGGAGTACGGCCGATGAGCAGCCAAGTCCCATACA